ACCCAGGGTTCCAGCGTCTTGAGCTTCCTCCCCGAGTAACACTCACAGCCCGCCGTCGCGGGTTTTTTATTGTTTGATGGAGAACACCTGATGTCGATTCTTACCCAAGGTACGCAAATCTTTGCCCTGGTTCCGCCTGTCTCCGGCAGCGGCCCTTACACCGTGCTGGAAATCGAGCACGCCACTTCCTTCGACCCGGGCGGTGCACCCGCCGAGCAAATCGAAGACACCAGCCTCAACGCCGAAGAACGCAGCTACAAGAAGGGCCTGCGCACTCCAGGCACAGCCAGCCTCGGGCTGAACGCCGACCCGGCCAACGCCAGCCATATCCGCCTGCACCAACTGTCCGAAGCCAATGGTGATACCAGCGTCAAATGGGTCGTGGGCTGGTCCGATGGCAAGGGTGTAGTGCCTACCCTCAATACCCAGGGTGACAACTTCGAACTGCCCACCACCCGTACCTGGTTCGCCTTTGACGGCTACGTCTCAGACTTCCCGTTCAACTTCGCCCTGAACGCTGTAGTGACCACCACCGTCACCATTCAGCGCACCGGCGGTTCCACCTGGATCAAGAAGGCCTGAGCCACGCCATGAACCTCAAGCAGCTGAAAGCCAAGGGCGGCATCGTCGATGCCCTGCCCGTGAAGAAACAGGTGAGCTGGACTCACCTTGACAACAAGACCGGCAAGGAAGTGACCGACACCTTGACCCTGCATGTTCGCCGGCAGTCTTTCGGGGTTATCGAGCGCCTGTTTGCCGAGAGTGACAGCGAGCTGAGCCGTAATGCCCGCTACATCGCCGCGTCGGTGGCCTTGGGCACTGACGGCTCGGAAGCCCTCAGCTACGACGATGCCTACGGGCTGGAGCCGTCCCTGGGGTTCCTGATTCTCAATGCGGTAAATGAGGTCAATGGCACCGGTGGCGCCGCGGCAAAAAACTGACCGCCGCCGATGAGTTCTGGCACGAGTTGGTGCTGAACGGAGTCGGCGGCCGGACCATTGCCGAAGCCAAGGAACGCATGACCTACCAGGAAGCCCTGGCGTGGGGGCGCTATATCGACCGATATGGTTCCTTGCATACCGGTAGGCGGCTGGAGGCGGGCAGCGCCCTGGTGGCGCTGCAGACCCACCGGCTGGGCGGAGGCATGGCGGAGTTGCTGGACTTCATGCCTCACGAACAACGTTTGGGGTTGTCACTCGAACGTGCAATGAACGAGTGGCGCTGACATCAGGCCACTTTCCCCAAACCCGTTTCGACGGGTTTTTTCATGACCCGGAGAACCCTATGGCAACTGCTTCCCAAGGGAACATGCAGCTGGACCTTGGCAGCCTGGAGCGGGCCCTGGACAAGGCCCAGCGTATTACCGACCAAGGCATGCGCAGCATGCAGAGGCGTGTCGAGGAGGCCAGCAAGAAAATTGCCGAGGCGCTGGCGACTTCGTCTGCTTCCGCGTTGGGCGCGACCTCCAATGCCGTTGATGGCCTGCGCAAGGCCTATGACCCGGCTGCCAGAGCGGCCGATGATTTTATAAAGAGTCAAAGTTCCTTGAGCGCACTGCTCCAGCAGAACAAAAGTGCTGGAACCGAGTATGCGCAATCCCTGGAAGTAACTGGGAAAAAACTGGGGGCGTATTCCGACGAGATGGAGAAACTGCGTAATTCAGGTGCTCTAGCTGTCTCTCAGTTAGGCAGGGGGAGTCGTCAACAGGCACTGGCCGCCCAACTTAGCGCGAACGATGAAGAATATGCGTTGGCGCGTAAGGCTCTGGATAAGCAATTTCCTCAAGGTGCGGTTCAGTCGCCACCGACCTATGCCGACAAGTCGGGGATCAAGTTCCCGGCGGGAGATGCCTATGGCCGTGGGGCCGAACAGAGCGACGACTATGCCACTAAGCTTGATGAGCTGAAGACCAAGCACAGTGACATGGCCCTGCAGATTCAAAGCAACTATGTACAGATGAGCGAAGCACTCGGCGACTGGAAAAATGGTGCCTCCTCCGCCTTGGACGATTACATGAACAAGGCCGGTGACGTCGCCGCTCAGTCGAAGGCGGTGTTCACCAGTGCATTTGAGCAGATGGATGCCGCGATCCTCCAGTTCGCCACTACGGGCAAGTTTTCCTTCTCCGATTTTGCCAAGTCGGTGCTCAAGGACATGGCGATGCTGGCGGCGAAGACGGCGGCGTCCAAGGCGTTGAGTTCGTTGTTTGGAATGGTCGGCTCGGCCGTGATGAGCCTTTGGCCCAGCGCTGCTCCGGCTTCAAGCACGTTCACGGTTGATGGCGCCACGACTGTATTCAAGCCGCAGATCGATGCGTCCAGCATGTCTCCTCCTGTATTCCCTCATGCCAAGGGCGGTACCTTCACCAACACGGTGGCCACCGCCCCAACGTTGGCTCCAATGGCCCTATTCGGTGAGTCCGGCCCAGAAGCAATCATGCCCCTGAGTCGTGGTTCAGATGGCTCGTTGGGGGTCGTTGCGCTGGGCGGGGGACAATCCGGCACCACCAGCAACCAGCAGGTGGTCATCCAGCAAACCATCAACGTACCCGACGGACAGGCCGGTGCCTCGGGTGCAGGCACGAACTCCCAGAGCCTGGCCAATGCCTACGCCAGCGCGGCGAAGCAGGGCGCGGCCGAACAGATCGCCCGAGACCTGAAACCGGGCGGCCAAATCTGGTCCGTCATCAATGGCCGCTGAATTCCAGTGGCCGCAACGGCTCACGCCGGGAGAAAAACATGACTATCGAAACATTCACTTGGGTACCCAAGATCGAGCCCGTGGGCAGCGTCGAGTTTCGCCTCAAGTCGGCGCGCTTTGGTGATGGCTACCAGCAGGTTGCCCAGGATGGGATCAACAACAAGACCCAGTCCTGGCCGCTGACTTTTGTCGGCGACGACAAGACGATCAAACCCATCGTCGCCTTTATCGACGCCCATGCCGGAGCGATGCCGTTTTACTGGACGCCGCCCTTGGGCGAGCAGGGTTTGTATCGCTGCAAGACTTATCAACCCTCGCCGTTGGGGGCGGGAATTTATTCGCTCAGTGCGACTTTTGAACAGGCATTTCATCCATGAGTATTGATCCAGTCAACATCGGCAGTACGCCGAATGATGGTAGTGGCCATGACCTGCGTTCTGGCGGTGCAATCATCAATGCAAACTTTGCCCAACTCGATGCCCGTACCGCGGCCGCACAGGCGAAAGCTGATGCAGCAGTGCCTGGTTCTGAGCTTGGCGCCCGTGTGCGCTCGACGACGCTGGCTGGCCTGGGGTCGCTGGTTAATGCTGCCATCGTGGCCACGGACACAGTCCTGCAGGCCTTCGCGAAGTTGCAGGCCCAGATAAACCAGAGCATCAAGAAGGGCGAGTTCGGCTTGGGCGGTGACACCGGCGCCGATGCAGCCGATTGCAACCTGATCACCAGGGGCGGCTATTACAAGGTCACGGCCGAAACCCTGAACCAGCCAGGGCAGGGCGGGTGCTCGCTTCAGCACGTCTCCCACTCACCCGGCTTCTGGACCCAGCTCGCGTTCGGTCAAGGCGCAGGCGCTGCAATGTGGCTTCGCAGTCAGGCCGGGGTGGCTCCCGGACCATGGGGGCGAGTGCTCAAGACTGGCGACTACGGGATCGGGACCAAGGATACAGCGCTGATCCCGGGCAACAACCTTGCAGCAAACCCCGAGACAGGGATCTACGGGTGGGACACCGTCACCGCTGGAGCCCCGACCAATGTCGAGGGAGGGGTCGTTATCTCGGCCAGTCGAGCGGCGGCCTGGGGCTGCAAGCTGATCATGTCGCTAAACTCAGACAAGGTCTGGTACAAGCGCTGGAGCGCTGGTTCTGATCAGTTGCCAGTTCGCTTGCTCATGCAGGGTGACTTCGGTATTGGCGCCGGCAATAACGCTCAGTGGTATGGCGAGAGCCAGAACCCGGACAGCTACAGGACCCAGGGCGACTACGTGGCACGCTGGGTTATCGGCGGGGTTGGACCAGTTGCCGGACTGCTCAAGGTCTCCGCGGGAATTGACGGCGATACCTGTTTCCAGTCCTTCCAGAATATCAACGGGGCGGCCGTCTACCATAGGTCGCAGAGTGGCGGGATGTGGAGCCCATGGTTTAAGAATCTGGTTCCAGGGGAATACGGGCTCGGAGCGGCGACCTCGGTTTACAGGGATAACATCGAGGCGCCAACCGTCACTGAATTTAACCGGTTCGGCCCCTCGACAGTCGGCCGCCCAACCGATGGTTTCGGCACCGTTTCTACCGTGGCATACGACATCCCATCCGGAAACTGGACCCAGTTCGCGTTGACATCGGACGCGAGCTACTGCGGCTTCAGAGGCAAAATCAACGGCACAACCGTTCCATGGCGCCGACTGGACACCCAGAACGCACGGAATGGCGCGGGCGAGATAGTCAAGTTTGCTGACGGAACAATGATCATGACGTCCGTCAGGAACACCCGTGAGATCCCGGCAGGCTACCAAGGGAGCACGGGCATTCCGCTTCCTGGTACGGTTCCGGCTGGAATGCCAGTTGTATGTCACGCCTCTATTCAGCCGATTTCAAGCTGGGATATGTACGGCGTAACAGCAACGTTTCTAGCTGAGGATGCAAGCAATGTTCTTGTCGGCATCAGGAACGGACCAGCAACACAAAACTTCTATGTCTGGGTTACGGTTATTACGAGGTGGCTACCGTGAATTTGAACATCAAGCTGTTCCCAACATTTTCAGACGATCCTGGCGCAATGGTGGCGCAATGGTCCGGGCAGGTGCTGGCTGTCAATGGCAAAGAGTTCGACCTGGGCAAGATCCCCAAGGGTATGAGGATTCCGTATGACGCCGTCGATAGCTCTCTTTTCTGCGATCACCTTGAGTCAACCGTCGACGGGTACAGCATTTCGATGCGCCTCTATATCCCGTGGGACGCAAGCGATAAGCTCTGCTTTCCAGCTGATATAACTATGACCGGCCCCGGTCGCGTTCCGCTGCCTGAGGAGGAAGAAAATGGACCTGTCTAAGCTTGAGCTAACCCCTACAGACGCATCAAGGGCGAAGGAGGCCAAGGAGCGCGAGGCTCGTAAGTACCTGAACGAAACCGACTGGTATGCGATGCGGTTGCTGGAGACAGGAAAGACAATTCCAGAAGATGTAACTGCCAAGCGCGCTGAAGCCCGCACAACGATCAGCGGAGAAACCGAAGCCCCATAGGCTCTGAAGCAATACCCCACAGGCCCGCCATCAAGCGGGATTTTTTTTGCCCGAGGAATCACCATGCCGATCACGGCCGATATCCAGACCCTGGAGCCAGGCGCGTGGGTGGAGCTTTTTGAGCTCGACGCCACCAGCCTTGGCGCCGAGCTTTATCGCTTTCACGGTTACCCCCAGCAGTCGCCGATCTTCTGGCAGGGGCTTGAGTATTCGCCCTGGCCGATTCAGGCCGAGGGTTTTGAAATGACCGGCAAGGGCGCGCAGCCGACACCGACGCTGTCGGTCGGCAACGTCGGCGGTTTCATCACCGCCCTGGTGCTGTATTTCGAGGACTTGGTCGGGGCCCGGCTGATTCGTCACCGGACCCTTGGCAAGTACCTGGATGGCCAGCCGGAAGCCGACCCCGAAGAAGAGTTGCCGCCAGACATCTGGTATGTCGAGCGCAAGTCTAGCGAAGACAACGAAGTGGTGAAGTTCGAACTGGCCAGCGCCCTGGACTTCAACGGTGTGCAACTGCCACGACGGCAGATCGTTGCCAACGTTTGCTGGTGGCTCAGTTGTGGAGGCTATCGCGGGCCTTATTGTGGCTACAACGGTGGCCCGGTGGCGGATCTCAACGATGTGATCGTCACCGATGCGGCCAAGGATAAATGCGGTGGTCGGTTGAGCAGCTGCAAGCTGCGTTTCGGTGAAAACAACCCGCTGCCCTTCGGTTCGTTTCCAGCGGCAGGGCTGCTACGGAGCTGAGCATGAACAAGGCAAATCGGGCCGCCATCGAGCGCCATGCCCTGGCCGAGTACCCCAAGGAGTGTTGCGGGCTTTTGATTCGCGAGGGGCGTAAGCGGGTCTATGTGCCCTGTCGCAACACCGCTGTCACGCCCAGCGAACATTTTCGCCTGGCCCCCGAGGATTACGCGGCGGCGGAAGAGCGCGGCGAGGTACTGGCGGTGATCCACAGCCACCCGGATTATCCGCCGGCTCCCAGCGAGGCGGATCGGGTGGCCTGCGAGGCATCGGGCTTGCCCTGGCACATCCTGGAAGTGCGCAAGGATGATGACGGCACCTTGCGCAAGGGCGACTGGGCGAGTCTGCTGCCCACGGGGTATCAAGCGCCGTTGATTGGCCGAGCCTTTGCCCACGGTATCCATGATTGCCTGAGCATCATCCTCGACTACTACCGTCGTGAATTGGGTATCGAGTTGGGTAGCTACCAGCGTGAAGACGGTTGGTGGGACAAGGGCGGCAATCTCTATCTGGAGCATCTGCCCCAGGCCGGCTTCGAGCGGGTCAGTGATCTGCGCCAGGGTGATGTGGTGCTGATGCAGATCCGCTCGCCGGTACCCAACCATGCGGCGGTCTACTTGGCCGACGGCGTGCTAAAGAGCGAACCGGAGCATTTCCCCGCACCGGGCTCGATCCTGCATCACCTTTATGGACGCGATAGCAAACGGGATACCTATGGCGGTTACTGGGATGAGGTAACGGTCAGTATCTGGCGGCATCGCCAGCTTATGGCGATGGATTGAAGTGCATCGTCTTTCCTTGAATTCAACCAGGGATCCTGTTCCTGGGAGTGATGTAATGAATCAGCAAAAAATCCGCGTCATCCGGCTTTACGGCACTCTGGGCGCACGTTTTGGCCGAGTGCACAGGCTGGCGGTCAGCAATGCCTCGGAAGCGGTTAGAGCCTTGTGCATCCTGATTCCGGGGTTCGAGGCTTTCCTGATGGAGTCCAAGGACCGCGGACTGACCTACTCGCTGTTTCTTGGGCGCGACAACATCGGTCACGACCGTTTGAACGCGCCCAGTGGCAACAGCGATATCCGTATTGCGCCGGTAGTGATCGGCAGCAAGCGTTCAGGTGGGCTGCAAACCATTATCGGAGTGGCCCTGGTGGTGGCTGCGTCGTACTTCTCCGGGGGCACGTTTGCCGCCGGTGGCACAACACTGATCGGCGGCACTGGCACCACGGGCTGGACCATGGCCGCGCAGATGGGGATCTCCCTCGCCATGGGCGGGGTCATGCAGATGATGTCCCCGCAGCTCAAGGGGCTGGGGGCCATGGACCGTCCCGACAACCGCGCCAGCTACAGTTTCAATGGTGCGGTCAATACCAGTGCCCAGGGTAATCCGGTGGGGTTGCTGTACGGTCAGTTGACCGTTGGCAGCTCGGTGATCAGCGCCGGGATCTATGCCCAGGACCAGCTCTGAACCCGGCTCGATCCAACCTTTACTTGAAGCCCGCCTCGGCGGGTTTTTTATTGCCAGGAGAACCCCATGGGCTTGGCCGTAGAACGACAAAAGATGCAAACCGTGCTGCTGTCCGGCTCCCTGGCAAGGATGTTTGGACGGGAGCATCGGGTGGCCATTGCTGGTGGCTTCAAGGAGGTGATGGGGTACTTCCGTCAGTTCCCCGGCTTCGAGCGCTACATGGTGCAGAGCGCTGACAATGGGCTGCGATTCGCGGTGTTCAATGGGCGGCGCAACCTGTCTGAAACTGATATTCACCAGCCTCTGGGCAAGGAGGTGATCCGTATCGCCCCGGTGCTCAGTGGCTCGAAACGTGCCGGTGGGTTGCAGACCATCCTGGGGGCAGTGTTGATGGCCGTGGCCTACTACAACCCCTTTGGCTTCCTGACCGGGCCTGCTGCGTCGTTCCTGATGATGACGGGAGTCAGCATGGCCATGGGCGGAGTTATGCAAATGCTGGCTCCCTTGCCCAAGGGGCTTGCCGCCCAGGACAGCCCGGAAAGCCGCGCCAGCTATAGCTTCAACGGGCCAGTCAACACTAGCGCCCAGGGCAATCCCGTAGGCCTGCTCTACGGTCAGTTGACCATTGGCAGCGCCGTGATCAGTTCCGGCATCTACGCCGAAGATCAACTTTAACTCCTCCTGTCTTCAACCTGCCTGCCGTTGCGCGGGCCTTATTTCGCCTGAAGGAAAGCCATGACTGACCTTACTCTCGCTGGCAGCAAAGGCGGCGGCTCCAAGCCCCGTCCCTCCGTGGAGGCGCCAGACAGCCTGCAAAGCACGGCTTATGCTCGTATCCTCGATCTCGTCAGCGAGGGCGAGATTGTGGGCTTGAAGAATGGCAAGCGCTCGGTGTTTCTCAACGAGACGCCCCTGGCCAACGCCGATGGCAGCCTGAACTTCTCCGGGGTCACCCTCGAGACCCGCAATGGCAGCCAGGACCAGACCTACATCCCGGGATTCCCGGCGGTGGAAAACGAATCTTCGGTGGCGGTGGAGTTGCGCAGTGACCAGCCCTGGAGCAAGGCCATCACCAACCTGCAACTGTCGGCCGTGCGCATTCGCCTGGCGGTCTCGCGGCTGGCGCAGACCAACACCAGCAATGGCGACACCAACGGTTATACGGTGCGCTATGCCATCGACCTTTCCACCGATGGCGGTGCTTTCGTGGAAGTGCTGCAAGCGGCTTTCAGCGGCAAGACCTCGAGCAAGTACGAGCGCTCCCATCGCGTCGATCTGCCTGCCGCTACTGCTGGCTGGACGGTTCGTGTACGACGCCTGACACCGAACTCCACCAGCGGAGCGATCGCCGATACCACCAGTGTCGAGTCCATCACCGATGTGATCGATGCCAAGTTGCGCTACCCCGGGTCGGCGATCATCGGCCTGCAATTCGATGCCTCGCAGTTCCAGTCGATCCCCACCCGTTCCTTCGAACTGCAGGGGCGGATCATCCGGGTACCCAGTAACTACGACCCGCTGACCCGGATATACAGCGGCGTCTGGGATGGCACCTTCAAGTCGGCCTGGACCGACAACCCCGCCTGGATCTACTACGACCTGCTGCTGCACCAGCGCTATGGCCTGGGGCATCTGCTCAACGCCGCCCAGGTGGACAAGTGGGAGCTGTACCGTATCGGCCAGTACTGCGACCAGCCGGTTTCCGATGGCAAGGGCGGCACCGAACCACGCTTCACCTGCAACCTCTATCTGTCCGTTCGCGCCGACGCCTTGAAAGTGCTGCAGGATCTGGCGACCACCTTCCGCGGCATGGCCTATTGGGGCGCCGGCTCGGTGATGGCCGTGGCCGATATGCCGGAAGATCCGGTGTACACCTACAGCAATGCCAACGTGGTGGACGGCAAGTTCGTCTACGGTGGCTCGGCGAAAAAGACCCGCTACAGCGTAGCGTTGGTCAGCTGGAACGACCCGGCGGACTTCTACCGGCAGAAGGTCCAGTACGTCGATGACCCGGAAGGCATTGCCCGCTACGGCGTGCAGCAGACTGAAATCACCGCTACCGGCTGCACTTCCCAGGCCCAGGCCCAGCGCATCGGTAAATGGGCGCTGCTGACCAATCGCCTGGAAACCGAAAGCGTGAGTTTCGCCGTGGGCCTGGATGGCACCCTCGCACGCCCTGGGCAGATCATCCGGGTGGCGGACAACGACAGAGCAGGACGCCGCATTGGCGGCCGACTGCGTTCCGCGACCCTGGATACCCTGGTGCTCGACGCCGACGTGAAGGCCTATCCGGGGGACACCGTCACCCTGATCATGTCCACCGGTAAGGCCATCTCGCGGGTGATCAAGTCGGTGGGCTATCCACTGACCTGGGACAACACGGGGATCACCTGGGACAACGGTGACATCACCCTTGATACCACTGGCTTTCCTGCCGAAGTCCAGCGAGTGGTGCTGGAGAAGAAGCTGGAGGAACTGCCGCCAGAGCAATCAATGTGGGCGATCGACTCGCCGACCTTGGCCGCCCAACAGTTTCGGGTGCTGTCGGTGGCTGAAGACTTCAGCGATGACTCCATCAAATACAGCATCAGCGCGGTCAAGCATGTGCCCAGCAAGTTTGACGCGATCGATAACGGCGCGCGGATTGAACGGCCGCCGGTGACAGTAATACCGCCGAGTGTGCAACGGCCGCCGAGCAACGTTCGGGTGAGCAACGATCACTTTGTCGATCAGGGCAGTGCGGTCAGCGTCATGACCATCGAATGGGATCGCCCCGAAAGCGCGATTGCTTATGAGGTGTACTGGCGCAAAAACGATGGTGAGTGGGTGTTCGCCGGGCGCACCGGTGCGACATCGATCGAAGTGAGTGGGATCTATGCCGGTCGTTATGTGGCCAAGGTTCGAGCGATCAACTCGCTGGATATTGGTTCGGTGTTCGCGACTTCGACCGAGACTGTACTGAATGGCAAGACCACGCCACCACCGGTGGTGGCGTCGTTCACCGCCGAGTCGATCGTGTTTGGCATCAAGTTGAAGTGGAGCATTCCGGCGGGTGTTGCCACTGCGGATCTGCAGCGAACCGAGATCTGGTACAGCCAGACCAACCAGGTGGCCACGGCCACCAAGTTTGGCGACTACGCCTATCCGCAGACGGATCTGACGATCATGGGCTTGGCCGCTGGAGTACGGTTTTTCTTCTGGGCCCGGTTGGTGGATCGCATTAGCAACGTAGGGGCGTTCTATGGCCCGGTTACCGGGCAGTCATCGTCGGACGCCGGGCCGATTCTCGACTACCTCAGCGATCAGATCACCGAGACGCAGTTGAGCCAGCAGTTGTTGGAGAAGATCGACTCAGGCGGAGGCGCTCAGGTCGAGGTAGATGCCCTGAAAACCGAATTGGCGGCTATGTACTCGATCAAGACCCAGCTCACGGTCGGCGGTAAGCCATACCTGGCAGGCCTTGGCGTTGGGGTCGAGAATAATCAAGGAATCATCACCAGCCAAGTTCTGATCGCGGCCAGTCGGTTTGCGGTTGTCGATCCGAACGCTGCGGAGATCCACTACCCGTTTGTTGTTCAGAACAACACCGTTTATCTCGACACTGCATTCATCCAGAACGGCACCGTCACCAATGCGAAGATCGGCAGCTTCATTCAGTCTGATGATTATGACGCTGGCAAGACCGGGTGGAGATTGAGTAAGTCTGGTGGAATTGAGTTTAACGGTTCTGTGCCGGGTGGCGGAAGATTGATTATAACTAACCGAGCTATAAAGGTATTGGATAGCGCTGGAGTAGTTCGAGTTCAAATGGGGGATTTAATCGCATGAGTTTTGGCATGTCGACATTTGACTCTAACGGGATTCTAATAAATTCAATGACTGGCCAATCACTAAGGGTGGTAGAAAGGTTTTCAGTCGGGAAAGTTGAAGCGGGGGTTAAACCTGTGCCTGGGTATGGCCCAAATAATGCTTATGTATATTCAATTCCCAAAGGTAGTCCTGGGCAGGTAGGCGTTTCTGTTTACCTGCTTCAAGATCAAATTGTCTGGAGCTATGCATGGTACTATAGGCTTGCATATCTTTGCCCGAGCGAAATTGTATTGGTGGTTAAATTATGAGCTTTGGGATAGTAGTAAGAAATCCAGGCGGTGATACTTTAATTGACTCAACGTTTTTAAACTACTCACTCGCTGCATCTGGAACAACGACATGTAATGTTGGTGTTACTAACATACCACTACCATTTGTTATTTCTTCTACAAGTCCGCCAATTATTTGTGCTGCCCAATGGGCTGGATCAGGAAAAATTTATGGAATTACTGCGTCTGGAACTCCTGGGGCGTGGAGTTATTTTTCAGTAAGAGTAAGAGCCGCGCCAATTGCTTTGCAGTGGCAGGTGTACGCTACAGATCTTCCTATTGCTGAGCAGTGGGCGTTTTTGGTTAATAACTCAAATGGCGGAAAAGTTTTTGATTCAAGCAGGAGGATGTTAACGTTTTCTGGTGAGGTTTCAGGTGTTGTATCAAAATGGACAAGAATTAGTGGGGCGCCTTATGTCAACGGAAGGGATGATCTTTATCATTATTTATCTTCTCCTGTTGCATCTGGGCAGTACGTTGCAATAGGAGTTTTACCATTTGCTTTTTTTGGTGTTACAAATAGCAGCCTTGGTCAAATATCAGTAGTTACAGAGGTTGGTTTTGGCTGGGCGTCTCAAGGAACCCCTATGTTATATCTTGAATCATTTATGGATGCACCCTCTGGAACTTTTCCTAGAGGTATACCGGGAGCTATTTTTTATGATCTTCCTTCAATGCCAATTTTAAATATTTGACATTTTCATGTGTTAGTCAGTGAGAAAACGCATATGCCAATCACCGAGCAGCAACTGCTGCAGATCCTCCCCAAGCCCGCCAAGTTGCGGGCTTTTTTGTGCGGGGAGTTTGACCGTGACCATTCAAAACGTCCGCGGCGTCCGCAACCGAAACCCTGGAAACATCGACTACAACCTCATGCTGAAGTGAACGCTGAGCCTGGTAGGTAGTTCGGACTTTGTTGGTCATCGCCCTGGACGCTTGGCTTGCTGCTCGACATTGCCAATACGGAACTGGGCAAAGCTAAGGCCAGCGAGACAACCTGGAAGCGCTAGTAGGCACGCAGTGCAGAAAGTCGGTGCCCCGAGCCTTTCTGGTGGGTGCAAAACGCTACGCAAAATTCTTTCGCCAGCCCTCTACGATCATTTGGAAAAACCATGAAAATTACTCCTGTCTATACCCAGGTGCGTACTCACTGTCCCAGTTTTTCCAATCGTGTAGTGGTTGGTACTGATATGTCTTTTTTGGGCACAGCTGATGCGTCGCAAACTCCTGCTGCTCATGTCGTGTCCTTGGCCGATATTGCAAGTCGGAGCAACACTCAAAATGCCACTTCTTCAACCATCCGCGACCGCTTCGAAGTCGCCTTGCTCCTCGACGCCAGCAACCCACAACAAGCCCTCGACCAACTCCACGACCTGCGCGCCGAAGTCTGGCGCGCCCTGGTCGGTTTCAAGCCCGGCGCAGAGTACAACCCGATCCAATACGACGGCGGTGAACTGGTGTCGCTCGACGCCACCTGCTTGCTCTACCGCCTGCGCTTTTTCGCCGAGTTCCAGTTGGGCCGCAACTTGCCCGGCCAGCCGGCGGAAACCTGGCATGAACGTGAACTCGACGGCTTGCCGTCCTTTACCGGGGTCACGGTGCGGGTCGATGCCATCGATCCGGCGGACCCCAATCTGCAACGTCCAGGGCCCGACGGGCGCCTGGAGCTGACTTTCTCAGGAGAGCTGAAGCAATGAGCAAACGCATCACCGTGCTGCCGGTCGCTGGCCGCGCCGTACCGGACCCGGAAGCAGGCGATCTGCTACCCGCCTCTGGCCGTGAAGTGTCGGACAGCACCTGGTGGCGCCGGCGTCTGGCCGATGGCGATATCACTAGCAAAGCCGTGAAAGCGGCGAAATCTCAAGGAGCCAAATAATGGCGATCGGTTTCAGCAATATCCCGGCGGACATCCGTGTGCCGCTGTTCTACGCCGAGATGGACAACTCGGCGGCCAATAGCGCGTCCTCGGCCATGCGCCGTCTGATCGTCGCCCAGGTCAACGACAACCAGACCGGCGATGACCTCGGCAAGCTGGTGCTGGTGTCCAGCGTGGCCCTGGCCAAGAGCATCGGCGGGCAAGGTTCGATGCTCGCTTCTATGTACGAAACCTGGCGCAAGACCGACCCGGTGGGCGAGATCTGGTGCCTGCCGCTGCACAGCACCGAGGGCAGCGTGGCCAAGGCCGAGCTGAAGATCAGCGGTAGCGCCAGCGCCGCCGGCCTGCTCAATCTGTATGTCGGTGGGGTGCGGGTGCAAGCCTCTATCGTCAGCGGCGCCAGTGCCGCACAAGCGGCCAGCGCCCTGGCCTTGAAGGTCAACGCTGCAGTAGATCTGCCGGTGACCGCCACCGCGGCCGAGGGCACTGTGACCCTGAGCGCCAAGTGGACTGGCGATAGCGGCAACGACATCAGCTTGCAACTCAATCGCCTGGGCAAGAGCAATGGCGAAGAAACCCCGGCCGGCCTGACCCTGGTGCTGGGCAAGATGGCCGGCGGCACCGGCGTGCCGGATCAGGTCGCGGCCTTGGCGGCCCTGGGCGACGAGCCGTTCGAGTTCATCTGCATGCCCTGGACCGACACCGCCAGCCTCAATGCCTGGCAAGCGGTGATGGACGACAACACCGGCCGCTGGTCCTGGGCCAAGCAGCTGTTCGGCCATGTCTACAGCGCCAAGCGCGGCACCGTCGGCACCCTGGTGGCGGCCGGCCAGGCACGCAACGACCAGCACATCACCATCCAGGCCCTGGAAACCGGCGTGCCCCAACCAGTGTGGGTCCAGGCCGCCGCCCTGGCGGCGCGGACTTCGGTGTTCATCTCCGCCGATGCCAGCCGCCCGACCCAGAGCGGCAGCCTGCCGGGCGTCGACCCGGCGCCGGCCAGCGAGCGCTTTACCCTCACCGAGCGCCAGTCGCTGCTGAGCTACGGCATCGCCACCGCGTACTACGAAGGCGGCTACATGCGCATTCAGCGGGCGATCACCACCTACCAGAAGAACGCCTACGGCCAGGCCGACAACTCCTACCTGGACAGCGAAACCATGCACCAGTCGGCGTTCATCGTGCGTCGCCTGCAAAGCGTGATCACCAGCAAGTACGGGCGCCACAAGCTGGCTGCCGACGGCACCCGTTTCGGCGCCGGCCAGCCGATCGTCACCCCGAGCACCATTCGCGGTGAGCTGATTGCCCAGTACGCCAAGCTGGAGCTGGAGGGCCATGTGGAGAATGCTGAGCTGTTCGCCGAGCACCTGATCGTCGAACGCGATGTGCAGGACCCGAGCCGGGTCAACGTGCTGTTCCCGCCGGACTACATCAACGGCCTGCGAGTGTTCGCGCTGCTCAACCAATTCCGCCTGCAGTACGACGCGGCGGCCTGAGCCGGACCTGCATCACTGCGCTTTTTCAGCCCGCCTTGAGCGGGCTTATTTTTTGGGAGAAACAACATGGGTCAACTGATCGCGGGCACCTGCTACGTCAAAGTGGACGGCGCTCAACTGACCATCAGCGGCGGCTGCGAAGCACCACTGATGGCCGTCAAGCGGGAAACCGTGGTTCCGGGTTTCTACAAGGAAACCGACCTGACGCCGTCGTTCAAAGTCACCGCGCTGCACACCCCGGACTTTCCGCTCAAGCAGTTGATTGCGGGTTCCGACATGACCGTCACCTGCGAATTCGCCAACGGCAAGGTCTACGTGCTGGCCGGCGCTTACCTGGTGGACGAGCCTATTGCCAAGGGCGACGACGCCAGCATCGAGCTGAACTTCGAAGGGCAGAAGGGGACCTGGCAATGAGCAATACGGTAAAGCTGCAAGTGCCGATCGAGGCTCACGGCGAGCCCCTGGCCGAACTCAGCCTGCGCCGCCCGACGGTGCAGGAAGTGCGGGCGATCAAGGCGCTGCCGTACAAGATCGACAAGAGCGAAGAGGTCAGCCTCGACATGGACGTCGCGGCCAAATACATCGCGGTCTGCGCCGGCATTCCACCGTCCTCGGTGAACCAGCTCGACCTGGTGGACCTCAACGCCTTGAGCTGGGCGGTGGCGAGTTTTTTCATGAGTGCGGCATCGCAGCCATCGCCGACCTGATCGCTGTCGCCTATGACCTGGCCTGGTTCTGGAAGGTCGACCCCGAACAGATGATGGCCAGGCCACTGGATGTGCTCCGTGAATCCCTGGAGCACGCGCAACGGATCAATGCGATGCAGCAGGTGCAGTGATGGCAGACACACAAACCGTAGAGAAGAAGTCGGTGCTGTTGACCGGCATCGACCAGCTGTCACCCAAACTCGTCGCCCTTCAAGGCAAGGTCGACTCGTTCAAGAAAAACCTTGAGCAGACCGGGCTGGGCAAGCTGGATATCAGGGGGCTGTTCAAGGGCGGCAGCCTGATCACCCCGTTTCTGGACGGGATCAAGGCCTGCGATGCGTTCAAGGGCAAACTGGCCGAGGTCGGCGATTCCAGCGCGTCGGCAGACGCGGCCAAAGGCATGAATGTATTCAGTCAGTCCATGGCCAAGGTGTCCTCGGCCATTGATGCCGCGCTGGCACCGGCGGTGGGGGCGCTGGTGGTCGGTCTGGAGCCCATGCTCAACAGCGTGGGGACATTGCTCGACGACAACCCGAAACTGGTCGAAGGACTGACGATGGGCGCCATTGCCTTCTCGGCGATGCAAACGGCCGTGACCGGTGCGACCCAGGTGCTCGACCTGATGGGCACGGTGGCCAAGGCCAACCCGGTGATGCTGATTGCCATGGGCATTGCGCTGGCCGCCGGGGTGATCATTGCCAACTGGACGCCGATCTCGGCCTTTTTCGTCAGCCTCTGGGAAGGTGTTAAGAGCTTCGCGGCGCAGGCGATGGAGGTGCTCAGTACCCTGTTTGGCTGGACGCCCCTGGGCATGCTGATCGGCAACTGGGGGGCGATCACGGCGTTCTTTGCCGGGCTCTGGGACAGCCTCAAGGCGATGACGGCGTCGGTCGTCGACTTCTTCAAAGAGGTGTTCTCCTGGTCGCCTCTGGGGCTGATTATCGATAACTGGGCTGGGTTGACGGGGCTTTTTGCGTCGATCTGGGAGTTGCTCAAGGCTTTGACGGTACCGGCAATGGCCTTTCTAAAAGGCCTGTTCGACTGGGTGCCGATGGACATGATCACCAAGAGCTGGGGCGCGGTCACCGGCTTCTTCGCGTCGATCTGGGGAGCGTTGCAAACGGGCATCCAGGCGATCAAAACGGTGTTCCAGACGCTGTTCGACTTTTCTCCGTCCGTGTTGCTTTACAACAACTGGGGGGCTGTCAGCAGCTTCTTCAGCTCGATCTGGGCGGCGCTGCAACCTGGTATCGATGCGATCAAGAAGGTCCTGCAAACGCTATTCGACTTCTCTCCGCTGGTGATTCTTTACAACAACTGGGGCGCGGTTACGGGCTTCTTCGGTTCGATCTGGGCCGAGCTGCAACCGGGTATCGACTCGATCAGGAAGGCCATTGAGGTCCTGTTCGACTGGTCGCCGATGGAGCTGATCATGACCAATTGGGCCCCTATCGCCGATTGGTTTTCCGGGCTGTGGAGCAAGCTTCAAGAGTTGATGGTGCCAATCAAGGAGCTGTTCGAGGGAGGTTTCGGAGGGCTGATTGCCACGGTCACCGGTAAGGTCGAAGGCTTTACCGAAGCGCAAAAGCAGATCAACGCCGAGGGTAAAGGCGGGCTGGCATCACCTTTTGCCGCAACCCAGGGCAGCTCGCTGACCCAGAATTCCAGTGCCCTGATCCAGCAGAACGCCGCGAACAACCGCACCCAACTCGAAGGCGGGTTGACCCTGCGTTTCGAAAACGCCCCGGCAGGCCTGCGCGCCGAACAGGCCAAGACCAATCAACCAGGCTTGAACGTGGCTTCGACCCTGGGCTACCGCTCACTTTCCCTAGGAGGTTCCCATGGCGGATAACTGGCGTGATCGTTTGTTGCCCGCATCCTTTCGCAGCGTGCCCTTCTGGGTCGATCAGGCGAAAACCCCGGTGGGCCAGAAAGGTCAGTTGCACGAGTACCCGCAGCGCGACCAGCCGTTTTTCGAGGGCCTTGGCCAGCAGGCGAAAGTCCATGACCTGACGGCCTTCATCGTCGGCGCCGATTGCCTGGAGCAGCGCGACAGGCTGCTCAAGGCCCTGGAGGAGGGCAGCGGCGAGCTGGTGCACCCTTGGCTCGGGCGGATGCAGGTCAAGGTCGGCGAATGCGAGATGACCCAGAGCCGCCAGGACGGCGGCCTGGTGACCTTCAGCCTGAAGTTCTACCCGGACCAGCCGCTGCGCTTTCCCTCGGCGGTGGTCAACACCCAGCAGCAGGTGCTGGTGGCCAGCGATACCTTGCTGGGCTCGGCGGTGCTGCGCTTCGAGTTCGCCACCAACCTGATCAAGCAGGCGCGGATCGGCGTGGATTCGCTGCGCAAGGGATTGACCGAGGTGTACGCGGTCATCGAACACGAGTTCAAACCGTTGATCGAGTTCTATGGCGACCTCAACACCCTGGTCAAGGCGGTCAAGGAAATACCCAAGGAGCTGAGCACGGAGTTCAAGGGGTTGCTGGAGGATGTACGCGGGCTCAAGGATTTTGCCCGCACCGGCTATCGGCAGATGCTCGCCGATATTTCCCAGCAGGTGGAGGCGGCGCGGCGCATCGATGCGCCGAAGCTGACCTCCGGCAAGGACACCACCGCGGCGGCCGAGGCGATAGCGAACCTGGTCCAGGATGCGTTGCTGGTGCAGATCGCCCGGTTGGTGTCGGCGTTGCCGGTGGCCACGCCCGTGGTGAAGCTCAAGAACACGCCCCCCCTGGCGCAGCAGGCCAGCCAGCCGGTGCAGCGCCTGGAGGTACCGGTGGCCGACGACGTACTGGCCCTGCGTGACCAGCTCAACGAAGTGATCTGGCAAGCCGCGCTCAAGGCCGACCCGATGCATTACCAGGCGCTCAACACCCTGCGCCAGCAACTGCAGGGCCACCTCAATGCCGTGGCTTCATCGGGGGTGCGGCTGGTCAGTCTCAGCCCCAAAAGCAGCATGCCGGCGCTGGTCCTGGCTTATGAGCGGTTTGCCGATGCGACGCGGGTCGGTGAAGTGGTACAGCGCAACCGGGTGGCCCATCCGGGCTTCCTGCCGCCGGCCGACCTGCAGATTGCGCGGGAGTGACCCATGGACGAACTGGCAAATATCGTCACCCTGACGGTGGACGGGCTGGATTACAGCGGCTGGAAAAGCGTGGAGATCAGCGCCGACCTGGAGCGCCAGTTCCGCACCTTCAGCCTCAACATCACCTGGCAATGGCCGGGGCAGGACTCGCAGGTGCGGATCCGCCCGGGCGCTCGCTGCCAGGTGCGCATCGGTTGCGACCTGGTGCTCACCGGGCATGTCTACAAGGCACCGGTCAGTTATGACGGCAAGCAGATCAGCCTGAGCATCCAGGGCAGCTCCCTGACCCAGGATCTGGTGGATTGCGCAGCCATCAACCGGCCGAGCCAGTGGCGCCAGCAGGATGTGCTGAGCATCGTCCGCGCCCTGGCCGGCTCTTACGGGGTGGGAGTGCGCAGCGAGATTGCACCCACCAGCAAGTTGCACACCCACAGCATCGTGCCGGGGGAGACGGTGTTTGCCTCCATCGACCGCTTGTTGACCTTGTACCGGGTGTTCTCCACCGATGACGCCGACGGTTACCTGCTGCTGGCGGCACCAGGCAGCGGCGGGCGCGCCAGCGATGCCCTGGAGCTGGGCAAGAACATTCTCTCGGCCAATGCAGCGATGGATTTTTCCGCAGTGTTTTCCGAGTACCGGGTGATCGGCCAGCACAAGGGCAGCGACCAGAGCAGCGGTGTCGCGGTTTGCGAGGTGTCCGGCCAGGCCAGCGATGCCCGGGCTTCTCGCAAACGGGTGACGGTGATCAACGAGGCGGCGCAACTGAGTGCGGAATTGGCTCAGCAGCGGGCTGACTGGGAGTGCGGCACCCGCACCGGCAAGGCGCTGACCACCACCTATCAGGTGCAGGGCTGGCGCCAGAGCAATGGCGACTTGTGGAGGCACAACACGTTGGTGCGGGTCATCGACCCGGTGCTGGGTTTCGACCAGGACATGCTGATCTCCAAGGTCACCTGGTCGCTGTCCGACCAGGGCTCCATCACCACCTTGCAGGTGGCGCCGCCGCAGACCTTCGACGCCAACCCGACCCCCGCCAAAACCTGAAACCTGCGCCCAACCGTAGGAGCCAGCTGGCCGGCGAAGGCACCCGGCACGAAACCGCGCAACCCCTGTTCGCCGGCAAGCCGGCTCCTACCCTCCAAGGAACTCAGCATGAGCCTACTGACACGCCTGTTGGCGCGGGGCACCGTGGTGCTCGCCAACTCGGCCAACAAACTGCAATCACTGCAAATGCGCCTCACCGCCGGCGAGGTCAACGACGACATGGAGCATTTCGAGCCTTACGGTTTCACCAGCAATCCCCTGGCCGGCGCCGAGGGCATCGCCACCTTCCTCGGCGGCGATCGCTCCCATGGAGTGGTGCTGGTGGTGGCCGATCGGCGCTATCGCCTCAAGGCCCTGGCCGCCGGTGAAGTGGCGATCTACACCGACGAGGGCGACAAGATCCACTTCAAGCGCGGGCGGGTCATCGACATCGACACCGCGACCCTGAATATCCGCGCCAGCAGCGGCGTCACCATCGACAGCCCGACGCTGAGCATGAGCGGCAAGATCGTCTCCCAGGGCGATCAGGTCGCCGCCGGCATCAGCCAGATCAACCACGTCCACAGCGGCGTGCAACCCGGTCCGGGCCAGACCGGCGTACCCGTGGGAGGTTAAGCATGTTCGCCACCTATGACCTGAAGAACGCCCTGACCCGGGCCGTGGAAATCAGCCTGTTCACCTGGCGCCGCGCCGCCGATGACGACGCCCTGGATGACGACCAGCGCTATGGCTGGTGGGGCGACAGTTTTCCCAGCGTGGCCGACGACCGCATCGGCTCGCGGCTGTGGCTGCTGCGCCGGGTCAAGCTGAGCCGGCAGACTCAGCTCGATGCCGAGTTCTATGCCCGCGAGGCCCTGCAATGGCTGATCGACGATGGCCACTGCAACGCCGTGGAGATCATGACCGAGCGCCTCGATGCCCAGCGCCTGAACCTGCGCACGGTGCTGATCCTGGCCGATGGCGAACGCCTGGACCTCAACCCCATTCACAGTTGGCAGGTGACCTATGCCGTTTGAAACCCCTTCGCTGCCGGTGCTGATTCAGCGCACCCAAAGCGACCTGGCCAGCGATTCGCTGCGCCAGTCCGATGCCCAAGTGCTGGCCCGCACCCTGAGCGGCGCCGCCTTTGGCCTGTATGGCTACCTGGATTGGATCGCCGAGCAGATCCTTCCGGACAAGGCCGATGAGTCGACCCTGGAGCGCATTGCCGCGCTGCGCCTGAACCAGCCGCGCAAGGCCGCCCAGGCGGCCAGTGGCAGCGTCAGTTTCAACGCGGCAGCCGGTGCCGTGCTGGATGTCGGCACCCTGCTGCAAAGCAGCGACGGTCGCAGCTACAAGGTGACCGCCGCGCGCACCACCAGCGCAGGCCTCAACAGCACCACGATCCAGGCCGTCGACGGCGGTACCCTGGGCAATGCCGATGCCGGCCTGGAGCTGACCGCGGTGCAGCCGGTGCAGGGCATCAGCAACTCGTTCACCGTCCTGGCCCCGGGCCTGAGCGGTGGCGTGGCCCGGGAAAGCCTCGAATCCCTGCGCTCCCGGGTGATCCGCTCCTATCGGATCATCCCCCACGGCGGCTCGGCGGACGACTACGAAACCTGGGCCATGGAGTGCCCCGGAATTACCCGGGCCTGGACCCGGCGGCTGTACCTGGGGCCGGGCACCGTGGCGGTGTTCGTAATGCGCGACGACGATATCGATCCGGTGCCAACAGCTGAACAGCTGGCCGAGGTGAAGCAGTACATCGAACCCCGGCGCCCGGTAACGGCTGAGGTGTATGTCCTGGCCCCCACGCGCAAATTGGTGGTGTACAGCATCCGGCTGAACCCGGACACCTCTGCGGTTCGGGCGGCAGTCGAGGCGCAATTGCGTGATCTGCATGCGCGAGAGGCGGCCCTGGGTGAGCCCCTTTTGCTGACTCACATCGCCGAAGCCATTAGCGGGGCCGCTGGTGAGTGGGACCACCAACTGGTGGCGCCGGTTGCTGATGTAGCAGTAGAGCCTAACGAGCTGCTGACGTATGGGGGCTGCCTATGGCTGGCTTAAGAGCAGCGGATCAATACCGCGCCCAGTTGAGGGCGTTGCTCCCCGCGGGGCCGGCCTGGGAGCCTGAGCGCGTCCCTGAGTTGGCGTCAGTGCTGACGGGCTTGTCGCAGGAGCTGGCGCGCATGGATGCCCGGGCCTTCGCCCTGCTGAATGAGATGGATGCCGGCGGCGTGAATGAACTGGTGCCTGACTGGGAGCGGGTCATGGGGCTGCCGGATCCCTGCATCGGGCTTGAACCGGTATTTGAGGACCGCCGTCTGGCGGTGCGCCAACGGCTGATGGCGGTCGGCGGGCAATCCTGTGGCTACTTCATCGAGATCGCGGTGCGCCTCGGCTATCCCGAGGCCACCATCACGGAACGCCGGGCGCCGAGGTTTGGCCGCTCCCGATTTGGCGCAGCCCACTTCGGTACCTGGTCCGCTCAGTTTATGTGGACGCTCAACACGGGGCCGCGCCGCCGTTTGGGTCGGCGCTTCGGTGCCAGCTATTGGGGTGAGCGCTTCGGGGTCAACCCGAGCGGCGCCCTTGAATGCGTTATCCGTCGCAGCGCTCCGGCGCATGCACTGGAATCAATCAATTATGGGGTGAGTGTGTAAATGGATTATCCGAAGAGTGTGCCCAACGTGGGGTTAGTCAACGGCAAGTTTGTTGATGAGAACACCACCACCGGGCAAGTCGGCTCTCTGATTCCGGCGACCTGGGGCAACGGGGTTACTGATGAACTGTTGAACGTCATTCGTGCCGGCGGTAAGCAGCCTGCAGAAAGCGAGAATGACCAACTGCTGGCCGCAATCAAGGCTATCGTCCGTGACTCGATTCCTGAAGAGAAAGTACGCGATACGCTAGCCGCGTATGGCATTAACGACGCTTATACAAAGACCCAGGTCGATGACGCGCTCGCAAACAAAGCTGAAAAAGCGACGACGCTAGCTGGCTATGGAATTAAAAATGCGTACACAAAATCCGAGCTTGATGCAGAAACAGGGAAGTTCGATAAAGTCGGAGGAAGGATCTCGGGGATAACGACGATTTCGACCGCACTTCAAACAGAGGCGCGGGCGGGGCTTATTGTTGAAAACCCGGACGCCAGCGCCGATTGGTCGGGAATGGTGCTTTCGGGGGTGTACGGTTCTGTGAGCCTACGGGCTCGCATGTCGCTGAACACAATTTACTTGCGCAATCACGTCAACGCGGTTGCGCATCTCGATGCTGGCAATATCACATCGAATGGCAGCCGGGTACTTGTGGCGCCGACAGCGGACACGTTCAGGACGATTGCCGGCGCGACTACTCTGCCCGCAGGCGGAACATGGATCTACTCGTTCACATCGTACAACGGCGGCGGTGCTGCAATTGGGGGGGGGACAGGCGTTGTTGCGGGCGGGCAGACGATCGGCGGGGGCAATACGATTGGCTGGGCATGGAGAATTCAATAATGGTAATCAAGAATATTAAGAGCATGAGTGATGGCACGTTCATCATCGAGCTAAATGGCTATCCGTTTCATGCGACGGCTCCAGAAACGCCAGAGGTATTCGACTTTGTAAAAGCGATGATTGATCGCGGCGAGCCGGTTACCGATTATGTCGCACCGCCCCACGTAGATGATCAGCCCCGGCAGGCGCGGACTTGGCGGGACGGGGAGATTGAGCGGGTGAAGTGGTTGCGAGAACGACACCGCGACGAGATTGACCGCAATCGTTCGACGACGCTTTCTGGCGAACAGTTTGGGCAGTTGCTGGACTACATCCAGGCCCTGCGCGATTGGCCGCAGTCGGCGGACTTTCCTGATGTTCAGCACCGTCCTGCAGCGCCGCCCTGGATTGCTGAGCAGGCCCAGTAAACGCCCCGCATTGACGGGGCGTTTTCATTTCTGACCTACGAGGTTTTCCTTATGCCCATTACAACGCAGCAACTGCTGCAGATCCTCCCCAACGCCGGCGCTAAAGCCGGCGTTTTTGTTCCTGCTCTCAACGCCGCGATGAGCAAGTACGGCATCGTCACCCGCCTGCGCATGGCGGCGTTCATCGCGCAGATCGGCCACGAGTCGGGCCAGTTGCAGTGGGTGCGCGAGCTGGGCAGTGATCAATACCTGAGCAAGTACGACACGGGCCCTCTCGCCGCGCGCCTGGGCAATACCCCCGAGGCGGATGGCGACGGCCAGCGGTATCGCGGGCGTGGGCTGATCCAGATCACCGGGCGCAGCAACTATCGCCAGTGCAGCCTCGGGCTGTTTGGCGATGAGCGCCTGCTGGAGTTGCCGGAACTGCTGGAGCAGCCGCAATGGGCCGCCGAGTCGGCGGCCTGGTTCTGGGAGCGCGGTGGGCTCAATGCCCTGGCTGACCGCGATGAGTTCAACAGCATTACCCGGCGGATCAATGGGGGCCTGAATGGCTTGCAGGACCGCCTGGAACTCTGGGCCAGGGCGCGGGCGGTGCTGTGTTTGCCGGTGGTGTGA